GCCAGTTTAACTGCTCCATTAATTGCTCCTCTAGATGCACCAGCTGGTGAGAACCAAGAGAATGAATTAATTGATGTTCTTGCCATTAATCCACCGATATCTCCATTTAATGGAATATATCTAAATTCATTGTTAAATCTATCAAATGAGTATTTGTAACCTGAGTCAAATACTGCATAAGATGATGATTGTAGTGGAGCATAGTAATCCACTATATTATCTGTTTGTGTATCAGAGTTAGGAATATTTACAACTCCTGCACGGTGTGGTGATATACAAGCAATACAATCTTTTCTTTGATTTGCAATCGCAATCAGTGCTGATGCTTTTGCCTGTGAATCAAAGATTGTAGATCCACCACTTGGGCCTTGTAGGATAAAGTTAATTGAATACTCTGCTGGATTCTTAAGAATGTTGTATGAATTAATTACATCACCTTTGTCTATTACGTAACCACTAGTTGCAGAATAATCTTTACCTCCTGTTAGATCGTATGATCTATTACCTTCAACGTTAAATGTAACTCCAGCAGCATTTTGTCCCCAAGCACCACCAGTAACTAAATTAAAGTCATCAACACTAGTATTTCCTGCTTTTGCTGTAAGTCCAGAAACTGTTGAACCAGCGTGAGAACCATTAAAGATGTATTCTGATCTATTTGCAAGGAAGTTTTTGTAGTAAACTTCTTCTGCTGGTTGCCTCTTCCCATCTTTCGCTTTTGAAAGATATAGATGTTTTTCAAGAACATTACCTGCAATTCCTGATGCACTTCCATCTTCATCAACAACCACAATGTGCATTTCATCATTCTTAGCACCCCTAGACTCTGCATATTCAGAAGTACCAGGTTTTTCAGCAATTGTATTCCAAGAAATATCTCCACCTTTGGTTAACCCAAGAGTTTGTTGGTTGTACCAATCAGATGCTGTAGTTGTGGTGAACGTTGAAACTCCAACTCCACTATCATTAATGATGAAAGTTTGATTTAAGTTTGTTGTATTACTACTTGATGTAGTTCTAGTAAAGGTAAATATCGCACCATCACCAACAGTGGATATACCTGTGATTGTTCTATCAACAGTAACAGTTCCGATTCCAGTTGTAGTGCTAAGTCCAATAACGGTTGTTCCAGCAGCAACTGTTGAGTTTCCTCCAGTCACCGTTACAACATCACCCAATTGAATATTTGAGTCCATACCACCACCAGCAGAACTGACTGTGATCCCATCAATTGTTATATCATTTGCTAAGTCAACTATACCAGCTGTTGTTCCAATTCCAACACTACTTGATGTTGATGTGGTTACGCTTGTTGATGATAAAAACTTAAGTTCATCATAATCTGTTGCAGAAACAACACCAGCAGATGTTACTCTATCTACAACCTTAACTGAAATAGCATCAGTCGCTACTCCTCCAGCAGTTCCAACTCCAGTAATTATACCCCTTACAAACTCATCTCCATAAGATGTAGTTGTTCCTGATCCGATACGAACTCTTCCTTTTACTGATTGTGTTACACCCATTCCAACTGTAATTCCAGTTGTACTGACTCCACTGATAACTTGATCAGCAAAATGATCAATTGTGAATACCTTTAATCCGTTACCCCAAGTACCAGGATTCTTTGCTGCATAATAGAAAGTAGTATAACTATTTGCTGAATAATCATCATATGATTTAATTTTGATTGTTGTTGAAGCAACACTAACACCTGCGTTTGCGTTGTTTAAATTTGAACTATCGGATCTTAAAACTCTTAGTGTACCACCATATGAAAGATATGATGATGCAGTCATCCAATATTCAAATTGTCCGTCCTGAGTTAATGGTTTTCCGTAAGTTGCTATAAGATCTTGTTCGTTCTCTACTAATAACGGTACATCAATGGGGCCTTTTTCAAATGGGCCAGCAATCGCTCCGACCTGTTCGTTAGCTCCAGTTATATTACCGATAGTCAAGTCAACTTCTCTTACCTTGACTCCAGGAGATACTAAGTTAAGCGACATTTCTTTCCCTCTTTATAAAAGATTCAATTTTACTAAAAGTATTTATTATTTGCTACTTTTACATTGGGGAAACAATGCATGAACATTACCAATCAGGATATGACCACTCAGTTATTATCTTCGTTTTCTTTCGATTTTTTAAAATTCTTCTAACTGTGCATATTTTACACTCATAAGAATATCCAGATGGAAAATTTCTTTTATTTTTACGAATTAGATAGAATTCATTTACTAAGTCTTTTGTCTCTCCACAGACTCTGCACTTTCTCTCTTCAAAGAGTAGGTGTTCTAAACTAAAACCAAACTCTTCATCTTTCTTCATTAGAGAACTTGTATCACTCCATTGC